CGAATGTGTAGTTCTGAATATTAACCGTACCGGTTTCTGTATGCCAAGAAACACTTTGGTCATCTAGAACACTTCTATCGATAAGGCGAACTACTTTCTTATTAGAAGTAGCCGCAAGGTTACGTACTACATCGAGTAAACGTAAAGCACTGGAAAAACCAGTGGTTATAACTTGACGAGTTCCAGCGACACAAGTAAATGTACCGGTTTTGGAGCTAACGTCAGGTCGTAGTAGTGCAATTTGCAGATAAGCTTCGTTAAGCCAATTCTGCAATTCTATGCGTGGCCATCGGACATTTGCATCCTGAGTAACATCTTCGACACGCTTGATAACATCAATAACTTTTATTGCCACAATTCACTCCATGCAAGGTTATGTAAAGGAGAGGGTTTCCCCCCTCCTCAGCTAAATTAACTAACCGCTTCCTTATGGAGCGCCAATTAATGAAGTAACCAGTGCAGTGTCCTTAACGACTTTACGTCCGTAAACAGATAGACCGCGGACAATATCTCCAAAGTCTGTTTGGTTACGTAAAGGCTCTGTCTTAGTGATTTGCGAAGCAAATGCACAAGAAGCTTTAGTACCGGCAACCATCATTCTACGCGGCTTCGCGTTTGAAAGAGTTGCACCAGTAGCAACTGCAGATAAACCTGCAACTGTAGCCTTAGCAGTAGTACCGTGAGGTAGCAAGTTGGATACATAAACCGTAAAGCGGTCTAGCATTCCAATTTTACCAGTACGAACAATACTTGAATTATCACCAGTGAAGTATGCCTGAGCAATATCAGTCTGCATTAGCAGATGACGATCGTATGGTGACATAATCAACCAACGACCTTCTTCAGGTACATTCTGCTCGTCCAAAACAGCAGACATACGTAAGATCAATTTTAAAATCTCACCAGCTGTTGCTTGGTTGACGGGTGCAGTATCAGTGCCTAGTCCATAATTCGCTGAAATAGCACCAGCAGCAGCACCTTTATTCGCTGCGACAGCACCTTCAGTTGAAAACCACTGGAAGAAAGCTTCATTTTCAATAGCAATCTTCAGTTGCTTTGCAGCATCATCAGTAAAAGTTTCCATCAAATCAATATCTGCTTGATGGGCCAACACGTCGTTCACCTGAACACTAAAATACTTACCTTTATTAATCTGTAGGTCAGTATAGATAGGTACAGGAACTTCGGTTGATAAAGTAGTACCCGCGCCTGCGTAGTCAGTAATAGTTATTGACGGTGCAGTACGGATACGAATCGAATCACCTTGATTTTTAATCTCGCCTTCCCAACTAGTGTTGGAAATTTCAGATAGCATGGTGTTCGCATAGAACTTCGCATTCAGTTTGTTAGACCACAACTGTGGAATAAAACCACCGGAATACGAAGGGGTGGTGTCAAATGCACCAGAACCAACTACGGGAAATATAGCAGCCATTTTCGTTCTCCTTAAACATTAAAAAATAAAACATTGTTGGCTAAGGCTGCTGTGTGGTGGTTAGCTTTTAACTCTACCCTCCATGTAAGCAAGCGTTAGCTCAGCTTCAAGTTTTGCCGCGTCGTCATACTTGCCGTCAGTGTTTAAAGTGCGAATCTTATTCCAAGATTTAGTTAACTCATTAGCTGAATAAACCTTAGCATCTTTACCCACGCTTCTAGTAGCTGTTGAACTAGCAGAACGATTTGGCGCTACCTGCTTTTCAAGTTCTGTCTGGCGATCACTCTTGCCGTTTGCAATAGGTTCAATACTTTCGCGGAATAAACTCACATAGTGAGCTACCGCTTCTGCATCTCCCGAATTGAACGCAGCTTGAGCTTGATCTCTGCGAGGCCCCCTAGTCATAGGGTCAACTTCATTTAGCCACGCAACCCAACGTTCGTCGTTGTCGAGTTGGTCAAATCCAGGTACTAAAACATTTAGCTTCTGAGTAAAACCTACCTCTCCAACTTGGCTTCCAGTATTTGAAACTTGCTCACGCAACTCTTCAATTACTTTAGCCTGTTGCTCAAAACGTCCCTCATACTCCTGGGCTTGTTCTTTTGCAACTCGACGTTGAAAGTCGATCAAATCATCACCGTACTCTTCTCGATCAGCATCAGTAACATAGCTAACTTTTTCTTTCGGTTTCTCGGCCTCCACTTTCTTTGCAGCTTCTGCATCCTTGCGAATAGCATTCATCTGCTCAGTAAGCTCCCTAACCTGTTGGTGCAGCCTAGGTACCTCAGCATCATATTTCCCCTTAAGGGTACTGTACTTCTGCTTAAAGGTGTCCGTTACTTCTTCCTGAATATCGTCAGCCGGCGCTGCTTCCTCCAGTACAGGTTCATCTTGAGGGGGTGCTTCTTCTATTAATTCAACTTCGGTATCCGCAGCTACTTCTTCAGTTTTCTTCGCCTTTTTAGAAGTTTTCTTTGCTTCTTTCTTTGGCTTTTTTGCTGTTTCGCTTTGGGCTTTTAATTGTTTCTCTAGTTCTTCAACTTCCTTAAGTTGCTCCTGTACTTGTTTTGGCAATGCCATTTTGTCTTTCTCCTTAAAGCACCAACTCTGTTTTGCAGCGCAATGTATGCTGCTCCCGTTATGGTGTGCTTAACAAATGCGTTATTTCTAACGCGCCTTTACTACCTTTTGCGATTCCTCAATCGCTTTTATCAAATCTTCAAAAGCTTCTGCTCGTCCTTGCAAACGGTGAATAATATCCATTTCGTTTGCATACACTAGCTTCTGCTTAGTTGCTTCAAGTTCACCTTGAAGTATCATTATTACTTTGTTAATTCCTGGTTCTCGTAACCTATTTAAGGCGGATATTTCCGAAGAATCCAATTTATTAACGTTAATCATTTAGTGCTTCATATTTGTATAATACCTAATAATGCGCTGCGGTGGGAATAAATTTATCGTCCACCTGGTCGAGAAGCCAAATAATTATCTTGGCGTCCCCCCATTTCCGTTCCATCTTCCTGTAAATTTGCAGCTTCTTGCTCAGCCATCTGCTGCTGTTGCATTTGCTGTTGCATCATCTGTTGTTGTTGCATCATCATTTGCTGTTGCTGTTGTTTTTTCTCAACATCTTCACGTGAAGGCACCAGCCTATCAATGTTGGAATTAAGATTTCCAGCAAGGTCTCGCATAAGTTCAGCTGTACCTGGCAGTCCAACAATCTCTTGAGCTACAGGACTTTCTAGAACTAATCTTAGGAACTCAGTCTTACGAACTGACTCAGCTTCTTTGACAACCAGCGACATCGCACCTTTAGCAACAATTTGTACATCACCTATTAAATCTGGATCTTGGCTGTATCTCAGATTTCTCTGGTACTGCCTCTCAAGCATAGGAGTCAAAACATCATGGTCGATGTTAGCTATTACTTGTTTAATACTTTTACCGGCGTTGGAAATTAACATAGATAAACCCGACGATGTACGACCTGCACCGGGCACATGCTGTCCAGTCATATATTTTGGAATACCTGTAATTTCATCTGCAATATCCATAAACCTATCAAACACAGCCATAAGAGCTCCTGCATTTGAATCTGGCTGGAAAAAATTTATTGGTTGTGAAGCATCTCCGTACTCGGACTGCTGGAACTGCCAAATCTTCCAAGGATACATCTGAGTAATGTCTTCACCTGCAGGTAAACGACTTACGTTTACTCCTACCTGTGGGCCAGAACTAATACCCATGTTATTAGATAATGAACGAGCCGCCGCGTTACACATGCTTTGCGCGTCCATACATAAATCTGCTACACCGTTACCGTCGATTCTACCTGGGACCTTTTCGAACGACGTGACGTAATATGGTTTACGACCTAACTGGTCATAATTCAATACGGCTTTAATAACTGTATTGTTTACCATCCATACTTCGCATGGATAAGATTTTTGTGGGTCTTCAATTTCTTTCTTGTTTAATCCCCATTCTAAAAGTAAATGCCCTGGGATTGAATCCCATAATTGAATTGCAGCTACTAAATCGTCAGTAGCATCGTCAAAATCTTTACCTTCTAAACTTTCAATATCATCATCATCATGATCTAGCCAGTCGAAACCGCCTACACCGAAATCCGACAACAACGCTCTGACCGCGTCCTCGTCGTAGCCTTCGACGCCTATCATCGCTTCGATGTCTTCTCTAGTTAAGTGATGAAGCTCTATTATAGGCATGTTTTGTATATCGTCTCCCCAAGGAGCCCAATAAAATTTGTAAGGGTCAACTCGTTCCCACTCATCTCTAACAGTTTCTGTAGGAGTTAAACCCCCTTCTGCCCACTGTAATATTTTACGCTTCCGTGGAACTGGCCCTTTAAGAGCAGCAAATGGATAAGTTGCTATGTCGTTAGTAAATTCGAATAACGCCTTGACGAACCCACCTTCTAAGAGTTGGTCCTCCATTTTTTTCTCCATGCGGTCAACACGTTTTTCAGCTTCATATTTCATCTCACGCATAGCAGTATCTTTCATGCCTGACGCAAGTTGTTTTAGGTTCGCTGGATCAACCTGCTCTCCCCCTTGTGAGTAAAACTGCATAAGGTTTTGTTGCATTATCCCTTGTAGTCTATCCATAAGATCTGGTGGAACTTCTGGAATAGGAGTTGCTGAGATAGACCAAGGTTTATCATCCCCAGTACCAAGCAGAGTATCTCTTAGCCACGCAGTGGCTGTACGACATTTCGTACTAACAATACCCATAAATATTTCTGAACCGCCTTGTGATTTAATCTCAGCCATTTTAGTTGCTGAGTATTGCATGTTGCGCGCACGGGCAGCTTTAGTTAATCTTTCTTCAATATCTTCTTTTTTGTGGTCACGCATAACCTCCCACCGTCTGCGAACGTGGGCGGATAACCCTACTATAAGTGGCGCCTGTTGCTTTTTTGCGTTAGCAGCTAAAGCTTCCCGCTCTAACTTTGACGCACTTGCTACTGGAATAAGTGCTTGTAAAGCCATAAATTATCTCCTATGTCCAGCCGTGGGCTGATACTTTTATAATCTCTCTACGATTGTTAGCAGTTGTCATACTCCCAAATACCTCTCCTCCGTCAGCATGTAGACACATGTATTGAAACGCATCTGCAATATCAGACCATGGATGGGACTTCTCTGGTTTTTCATCTTTAATCCCTTTAGTATTTATCTTGTATCGATACTTACCAGCAAGAGCTTGTACTAATGGACTTGCAGATGTAGGGTCTAATACAAGACCATATTTACCATCGACTATCCTAGTCAAAAATTTCTCTACAGCTGCTATTCTAGCAGCAATTGAGTTCGTTCTAGCAGGTTTTATTACAAAACCTTCATTTTTATAAATATCAGCTACTGTGCGCTCATCTGTCTGCACTCGTTGGAACGCAGCTGGGTCAATTATAACAAGCGATCTTCTTCCCGGGAACTTATTTGTCAATAAAGGCTTGAGTTTTTCTCTTACGAACCTCAACGCCCCCATCCCATCTGATGTCACCGCATCATAAATTACTACTCTACCATCATATGCCAGCTCACCTATAACTGCAGCAGGAGTTAACCCCGCATCAATTCCTATCAGTAACGGAGCATCGCTGAACATAGGCCGTATCTCTTCTTTCGCAACATGACTAGGTCTATCGAACGCACGAAATACTGGCTGCCCAGACAGGGACTTCCCGAATTCCGCGTGTATGTACACCGCTATCCAGTCCTCTGTTTTACCATGAGCCAGATTATCGTAGTAGTCATCTGGCAGGTACTGTGTCCAGTCTGCTTCCGGGGCTAACCCCGACGGTTGAATCGTCACATGACAGTTCTCCGGCGGCTTAGTAAGTATGTCTTCCCAGAATGTATCCTGGTCTGGTGGGTTAGTCATCCCCCACAGATGTGCATTTGAATCACCATCATCCGTCTTACAACCAACAACGTTCATCATTTTGTCTGGATATCGTCCTAGACGACCTTGTGCTGCGTTAAAAATGTCAGGGTGAATTTCTCGAAACTCGTCGAAGATGAAAAAGCTAGCCTGAAGAGATAACAGACGACGGACGTCGTTTGCGTCATCGAGACCCCTGAATAACACCTCGCACTCTATATCACCTACTTCTATGACGAATTTATACTCCGTTTTCATGAATGAACCCATAATACCGTCAGGTATCCACTTCATAAAATCCGGTATAGATGTATCACGTAACTGCTCTCGCGTGTTACGTACCCAAATAGCGCGCGACCTGCGAATACCATCTTTACACGGCGCCATGACAGCAGCGTGGTGCAAAATTTTCATGATACCCGCGGTCGTCTTCGTCGATCCTACTGGACCAACCGCTAGGGAGATGAACTTGTTTGAGTAGAAAAAATCATCTAGTGACTTAATCACCTCGAAATTAATTTCGTGTGCCGGCGCTTGAGTAGCTGTGCTCATTATTTTTTCTTAAGTGTTGCCCTGTTGGTTTTAGAATTATATTTATAGTCGGATGCTTTATGCTTGCCTTTAGAATATTTAGCTGCCCTAGCTTTCGCACGACCGCCAGCTCCTAGTGCCTGCTTCTTTTTACCCTTTGCAGTAAGTTTTCCTTTCTTGTTTAAATCCCCACGTTTCTTGAGTATCGCAATAGCCATGGATTTAGCGTTTTTTCTACCGCCTGATGCTAGTTGTCTGGTTAATCGTTTCTCTAATGACTTAGTCTCCGCCATAACTATGCCTCGATCGCTGTACTGGTACCTTCGATAACTACTTCTTCCTCATTATCTTTGGCTCTAGTTATGTTGATAACTACCTGGGGTCCTCCATCTGCGCCGACGACAGCTTTACCGTCTGGTTCAAGCTTTCCTAATTTGTTGAGCATTTTTTGGAACTCTAATCGTGTTGCTGGGTTGATTGTAGGGTTCTGCATGTGGCGGAACAAATTGTCTAGATTCACTGCTCCCATAAGCCTTGCGAGGGTCTGCATTTTCTCTGGATCATCCTCTATCATCTGCAGCTGTCCGCGAGACAGTATAGAGGTGTTAGCGAAATCGGGATTGGTAAGCTTATCTACTTGGTTGCTCATAGGGCGAAGTGTACACGTTTTAGGGGGCGTTTGTCAATAATTTAAAGCGGTTCATTTTGAATTCTATCTAAAAAATAGGGGTTTTGATGAATGGAACACCTAAGGCATGGGTGGTCAAGACCACCTTCTCGTTCCCTACCCCCCTAGCGTCGGACAGGCTACCTATAGTGAGAGGGATATGTCCATAAGGAC